ATTTACATCTTTAAAAGTACCTTCTAATAGAAATCCTTATGTTGACGATAGTGGTGATTTTGGATATAATGATGATACAGTAACGCACGAAGAAATGATGTTTTATTTACATGTTTCTAAATTACGTTTACCTATTGTGAGAATGCTTAAAGAACTTCTAAGATTAGATATTATTTCAAAAGAAATAATGAGTACTGAAGAATGGGAAAAGTATCATAATAAAATTACTATTTCATTTGCATCTGAAAGTATTTTCTTAGAAAATATGAAAAGAGATGTGTTTATGAAAGGTCTTGAAAACTTTCAATCGATTAAAGAAGAAATTGGAACAACTATTTCTTTACAGACAGCAGTAGCAATGACTTTAAATTGGTCAAATGTTCAGTTAGAAGAAGAAATGAAAAAGATTCAAGAAGAAAAAAATAATATTTTATACAAATCATTCTATGAAAAAGAAGAGTTTTAATTACTGATTATCTCTTCTATATAAATAAAATAAAAGGATTTATATGTCAACAATAGACTTAGTAAAAGCAGCACAAGAAAGAAAATATCTAGATTTTGAAAATTTAGCTCTTGAAATGCTAAAGAAAAAAGTAACTGAAAACCCAATTATGCAAAGAAAATTGTCTGAACTTGATCAGGCACAGAATCTTGATGAAGCAAAAATTGTAACAAAAACAGTCAAATTCCAAGCCGATAAATCTTCTGAATTATCAAGTGAAGAAAAAGCTTATTTTAAGAAAAATAAAATTAAAGTAAAGTTTAACAAAAATGGTACAGCTGACTTAACAGGATCAGAAAAAGCTATCGAAGATTATCTTAATGATGAAGAATTTGGTGGTGGTGATGATTTTGATGACGACTATTAAAATCAACTAAAGGTTTAAAATGAAACTAATATTAGAAGAAACATTTGATGTAGATAACGAAATTGAATTAAATGAATCAACTGGCCAAAAAACTTATATTATTAAGGGTACTTTCAGTACTCCTGATAAGAAAAACAGAAATGGTCGTATTTATGCTTCTAGAATTTGGGAAGATAACGTTTCGAAATACCAAAATGAAATAGTTAATAAAACCGTTAATACTTTAATGGAAAAAGAACACCCAGCTAGGACAACAGTAGATCCGTGGTCAGCAGTAGCACAGATTAGAAAACTAGAAATGAGAAATGGTTTAGTTTATGGTGAAGCTGTATTACTTAATATACCAGAAACACAAGTTATGAGAGAACTTATAGACAAAGGCATTAAAATTGGTGTTTCTTCTAGAGGCGTTGGTAAAATGAATGGTCATATTGTTGAGGAATATAATTTAATTACTTATGACATTGTTTCTACGCCATCAGACTATAATGCTAATTTAGAAGGTTTTAATGAATCTATGATATTAGAAGGTGTTGATATTACAAGTAATGGAAAAGGTGGATGGATTTGTACGCCAGAAGGTTGTGCTTTAGCAGAATCTTCTAAGCCAGCTTGGGATATAAAATCTAAATCTTGGATTAATGCCTCAAAAGGATATATTGAAGCACAAGAAGATATTATAGATGAACTTAAAACTATAAAGAACAAGATGGATGCAGTAACGGTTATTAATAACGGTTTAGAAAACAGAGATTTTGATATTGTAAATGGCAAAAAAATGCTAATAGCATCTACAGATGATAGTATCCTAGAAAGTACTGAAAGAGGATCAAGTAAATGTAACTGTAAAGCTAAATCTTTAATGGATATATTAAATTCAATCTCAAATCAAAAAGAATCACAAGAAAGAGAACTTGAAGAAAAATCTTTAGTTGAATCATTTGAAAAAGTTTTTGGTGATATCAAAGAGACTTACAAAAGACCAGAAAATTTTAATAGTAGAAAAGACGATGCTGAAAATTGGGATCCAAAAGATGATAAAGAATTTTATTGGGCTGTAGAAACAATAGTTCAAGATATTCCTAGCGGTAAGTATGATACATTAGTTTCTAAATTTGGATCAAAAATGTTAGATTATTGGAAGAAAAACAAAAAAAGTCTAGATAAAGAGATCAAAAATATTATTAAACAGTATCACGGATCTCTAAAAGAAGATAATAATGTTTAATTTTGATAAATATTTTACTGAATCTGTTAAAAATATAGAGAAAAAAGGTAAGAAATCATATTATTCTGAGCCTTTTAATGAAGAAATTATATGTATAATTGATGAACATGGTCAAATATGGGATAAAAATAACAATCTTTTAACAGAAAAAGAAGCTAAATCTATGTTGTATAAGATTGATAATTTTATGTTAAATAAAGTATTAGATGAAGATGTTATTAGTGGCGTTAGTTGGGATGATTTTCATAAACTTGATTATCAGAAAAAATAATTTTATAAATAAAATAATAGAATTATATTGAGAGCTTGAAATAGAATTGAAATCGTTATACGACAATATAATTAAAAACCTAAAGGATTAATATGACAAACTTGTTTGAAAGTCTTGACATCACTGATGAGATGAAAAAAGATTTAAATGAATCATTTGACAAAGCTGTAATGGCTAAGACAATGGAAATGCTTGATGAGCATGTAGAAAAAGAACTTTCTGTTAAAGAAGAAATCTTAAAAGAAGAATTTGACGAAAAAATTTCTGATTTAGAAGATACTTTAGACGGTTATATGGATTCTATTTCTGAAGAATTTATTGCTGCTAATGAATCTCAGTATGATAACGAAATTTCTGAAGAAAAAGTTAAAACTTTACTAGAAATGTTTGATGCTATGCTTAAAGTTGCTGGTGTGACTATGGAAGATATCCATGAAGCTAAAGATGAGAGAGATGAAGAACTTGATGAAGCATCAATCGAAAATCAACTTGAATTAGCAAAAGCTAGATTATCTGACAAAGAATCAGAATTACACGAAGCTAAAAGAGAAGCTCAAGGTTATCTTAAAGCTGGTGTTATTGCAGAACTTTCAGAAGAACTTACTATTATCGAAAAAAGTAAATTTGAGAAGTTAGCTGAAATGGCAACATTCAGCCAAGATTCTACTTATATTGAGAATCTAGAGATGATCAAAGAGTCGATCGTAGACGCTCGTTCTGAAGAATCAACAGATATTAAAGAATCTTATAAATTGCCAAGTGACGCATACGCTCCTAAAAAAGTGGATATGACACAAGCACTAGATTTTGACAAATATCTTTAATATAAATACTTTATATTAATTTAACATATAGTTAGTGATGAAATAGAGATGAAATGCCACAGTGGCAAACTATATGGGACCTTTAGCCTGAGAATGGCTAATAAATTTTTTAAAAATAACTATATATAAAAAAGGAGACTTAAATGTCTGATAAAATCAAAGCTCTATTAGAGTCTGATAACTATGCTCCGTTAACAGAACTAGAGAAAAATACTCTTTCTGCTATTATGGAAGTAACTAGTACTGAAACTAAAAAAATGATCGAAGAAGGTACATTAGCTGCTGACGTTGCTCAATTTACTCCATTCCTAATGCCAATGCTTAGACGTATTTACCCATCGTTAATTGCTAACGAATTACTTGGTACACAGCCACTAAATACTCCAACTGGATTTATTTACAGCCTTACTAATCGTTTTGTTGGTAACCAAGCTACTCAGGTAAACCCAAATGTTAAAGCACAAATTCTTGATGTTGATGTGGCTGATACAGTTGTTGGTGATGTTATTGATGGTGTTGTTTCTGGTGCCCAAGGTACAGTTGTTTATGTTGAAGCTGCTAGCCATAAAAGACAAGGCGAAAAACCTGGTAAAGCTCAATCTCCAACTGCTGAAATCACTTTCAATAATTCTTTTGCTGGTCGTGTACTAGTTGAATTAACTGATGCAAACGTTAAGTTTCAAAATGGTGAAGCGGTAACTGTAACTGGTACTGGTACATCTGTTCTTGTAACTGCTGTATTCTCTAGCGAAGCTGCTTGGTTAGGTTTACTACCTGGTTATTCTGGTACTTATACTACAGCTGAAGGTGAAGTTCGTGGAACTGTTGGTAATGAAATGAATGAAGTTGGTATTGCAGTTGAGCGTAAGCAAATCGAAGCAAGAACTCGTTCTTTACGTGCTGAATATACAATCGAAATGTACCAAGACCTTAAAAACATGCACGGTATCTTAGCAGACCAAGAACTAATGGGACTTATGGGTTATGAAATTAAAGCTCAAACAGACCGTGAAGTTGTTGACTTTGTTAATGATCAAGCTTCTTTAGAAGGTGCTTTCAATATTGCTAATGGTGCCGGTGCAGCAGATGGTAGATGGGAACTTGAGAAATATAGAATGTTTGCTACAAAACTTTCAGATATGTCAAGAGAGATTGGTAGACGTAACCGTAGAGGTGCTGGTAATAAGTTACTTGTTTCTCCAAAAGTTGTTACAATGCTAGAGCAAATTGGTGGTTTCATTGCATCTAATGTAGATTCAACTGTTAATTCTCAAGCTGTTAACTCTCCAGTTGTTGGTAGATTTGATAATAAGTTCTCAGTAGTTGTTGATAACAATGCTAAATCTGAATATGCAACAGTGATTTATAAAGGTTCTAACCAAGATTCAATTGGTGTTTATGCTCCTTATGTACCTGTTCAAATTCAAAAAGTTACGCACATTACAACTGGTCAGCCAGCTCTAATTGCTAAAACTCGTTATGGTCTTACAAGTAACCCTTGGCAAGATTCAGCACTTGAAATGGGTGAGAAATCTCCATACGCAAGTACAATCGCAGTTGACTTTACGGCTACTGTTTTAGCTTAAGCCTTTGGCTTTTGCTTAAGATATATTGAGACTTCTTCGGAAGTCTCTTTTATATTTTAAAAAGGAAATTTTATGAGTTTTAGAGAAATGTTTGTAGAAGGATATAAAAAAGATCCTAAAAAACTAATAATGATGAAAAAATCAGGTACAAGAGGCAAGGATTATCCTCTAGAACAAAAGATGAAAGACCATTATAAGTATAATAAACAATATGCTGCTGACTATTTAGGTAGTGATGAAAAAAGAAAAAAAGCAATAGCTAAAGAAAAACAAAGATTAGATAAAAAATTAAAAAATTCGTACGTATATAAAAAGTTAGAACAACAACTTAAAAATGGAGTTTTTACGAAGGTTAAAATCATTAAAGGAGAGGGAAAATACTCTACAAATTCCTATGAATTTTTTGGTGGTCCTAAAAACCGAGATACTAGTATAATTATTGAACTTAGTAGTAAATATATTCTAGTATATTTTAGAGAAGAAGGCTCAAAAGATAGAGTCAAACAAATTAATTATATGCCTGGTAGTAAAGACTGGTCTTTTCTTAATAGATTAATAGATGCATATGCTATGAATGACATGAATTACACCACAATTTTTAACTTATTTAAAACAGAAGTTTTATGAGTTTTAGAGAAATGTTTGAAAAGTCTTTATTAGAGGTCTCTATTAAAGTTACTAAATCACAAATAAAAAAATTTTTGAAAGATGAAGGCTTTGGTGCTCCTAGATATAATAGCGAGGGATGGGATGAAGGAAAAATTATAAATAGATCTATGTTCGCTAAAAGAATATCACATAAAGGCCCAATCACTGTATATGATAAAGCAGAGAAACAAGTAAAGAGATATATTTATGATATTGTAAAAGATATTTCAGACGAATTTGATGGTGAATCGAAAGATAATATAGTAGTTTTCAATAAAGATGCTAAAAAACCTTTAACTATTAGATTTTATACCCAGACACTTCAAAGTTATCCTAATAATTCTGATTATGATAGTGGTTATATTACATTTTGGTGTGTATTTGAATACGTCTAAGTTTTACTGCTTTTAAATTATCTTTGAACTCTAAATAAATTGGTTCTGCTATAGAATAATTAGTTTTTTCAATTAAATTTTCTAATAGAAGACCATATCTATAAACAACTTTTCTAGCTTCTTCTGAACATTCTTCAATGTTAAAAGTCATCATCGAAAACTTCGATAACGCTTGATAAATCACTTTAATATTTTTAATTGTTTCCATAAATATCCTTTAAATAGTCTTTATTTATTATAACTAAGTATAGTTAATAGATAGTTAATGAACTTATTATTTAGATCTAATACCAGCTTCTTTCATAATAGACATAGCTTCTTTGTGATTAAGACCAAAAGGTATAGTGTGAGGTATTCCATAAGTTTTATCGCCTGTTGTTAATGATTCATAACCGAATTCTAAATAAGCTGTTTTTGCATTTATTTTTGCTCGTGGTGGAGTCATTTCATCAAATAAATCTGATATTTTTAAATTGCTATAAGGAAAATAATAAGCAAAAATTGCTAGAGCTTTCTGGTTATAATTAAGTTTTTTAAATAACGATATACTAATTTTTCTGTAATCTTTAATTTTTACATTTGGTGGTTGTTTTTCAGCTTGTTCTGTTTTCTTACTTTTTTCTTTATCTCTAGAATAAAATATAGAATCCTCTTTAAATCTATTTTCAATATCATCAATCAATCTTTTACTACTGCTATATGTTATACGTGGGCCATGAACTGTCGTGTTGATCTTAGACGCTTGTCCTGCTGGGAAATAGCTTTCAGGAGTCCAGTTAAGTTTGTCAATATCTTTTTTAAAAAAAGTTATTTTATGCATAACAGCCTCTGTGAATAATTTTTTAAACGAACTCATTATATTTCCTTAATTTTAAGATGATCTTTTATTATATATTTATATTATAATACCTATTTGTTTAATTTTTTATTAATTTAAGTTTATTATCTTAAATATCTAAATTAGTATATTATTGTATAAATAATATATGAATGAACTTAATGAATCTACAAGTATTAAACAACAAAATTTAATAACTATTGATAAATATTATAATGATTTACATTTATATAACGAGTCTTTACATGCTTTAGAAAATAATAAAATTGGTTATGATGAATGGATCTCTACAATTACCCCATATGAGTTCTATATTCATATTCCGAGTGGTAATAAACCATTAATGATGAACTATGATACAATAGATGGAACAAAATGGAAAATGGTAGTTTCTAAAGTAAAGCCAATTATTAAAAATGATGAAGTTAAATTGTATAGACGTGGTGATAAAGTATCAAATATACGTAATTATATAAATAATGATGTTTTTGATGAAGCAATGAAAAAGACATCGATTGTATTCTTATACGCTAATAAAGACCATCTAAAAAATTTATCTAAAAGTTACGGTAAAATTTATCCACTAGGAAAGTATATTAATGGCTCAAGAAGACTTGGTATATGTTTTGATACCAAGATTAAGAACGCTTTATTGCCCAGTGAAGTGTTGTTAGAATTAGGTCCTCATAAAATAGGTAAATTAGAAACATCAATCAACTGGGAAGTTTTAAGAAATAGAGACAAAATACAAAAGTGGACAAAAACACCATATTTTCTTAATGGTATGTATTTCCCAACTAAACCAGTCTCGCCATTACAATTTTAAAGGTATATAATGAATATTTTATCAAAAGCGGCCAAAAGAGCAAAGAACTTTTTTTCTGATACTAAGAAAATACTAAAAAAATCTAAAAGAGATATTGTTAAAAGTTTTAAAAGAAACTATACTAATCAAAAAAAAGAGTCTAATTTTCAAGCTGGTAAAATGCTAATGTTTAGATATAATGCTATACATGACCAAAAAAAGTTCGATAAGAATCCATTAATTGTTTGTTTAGGAAGGTCAAGACGGAATAAGAAACATATGTTAGGCCTAAATATTCACTGGATGCCTGTTAAACAAAGAGTATTGCTAGCATCTTTAATAACAGAAATGCTTGATAACAAAAAAGAATTAAGTTATGAAGATATTAAACCTTTATTAACTAAATTTAAAGGTTCTCCTATTTTAAGAGAATACGCAATAAGAAGAGTTTCAAAAAAAGTAATGGAAATACCAAAAGATGTATTTTTACAGGCAGCGTCAATTTCAACACCTGATTGGAATACGAAATAAAGGATAATTTATGTCAATTTCAAGAGCTAAAAGATATTCGAAAAAGAGAAAAAGATTCCAAACTAATACACACGGAACAAAATCAAGATTTAAAAGAGGCTATTATAAGCCAATTAATGAAGGTAAATACCAACAGCCTTTAAATAATTATATGAATAAAAGTTTATTTCCTGAATACAGGAGTTCTTGGGAATTGAAGATTATGAAGTGGCTTGATTTAAACGATGAAGTTGAATATTGGACAGCAGAACCATTTGCTATTATGTATATTAGTCCAAAAGATAATAAGCCACATAGATATTTTCCTGATTTGTTAGTAAAATTCAAAGATGGTAGAAAGCATTTAATAGAAATCAAGCCGTCATCTCAATGGAAAGACCCAATAAATCTAGCTAAATGGGAACAAGCTGAAAAATTTTGTAGAGAAAGAGATATTAAATGGCTTGTTATGGGTGAGAAGGAATTAGGTGTTTAAAGACTTAGTCCTCTTCCTCACCTTCTTCTTCATCATCATCTTTTGGGTCTTTATTTTTGTTGTCTTTACCATCCTCTTCTTGGTCAATCTCACCATCTCGCTGGTCTTCAATATCAGTGTCTAACTTCATTTTTTTGTCAGGAGTTGGCTCTGTATTATCTTTTTCTTTATCAGCATCTTTTTTATCTTTTTTGACTTTATTGTCATCACCTTGCTTTAATCTAGCTGCGTTTGCTACTTCTTTATCTTCGCTTTTAGCTAGCTCTTTTGACAACTCTGATTCTTTAAATATATCTCTTAAACTCATTTTACACCTCTACGAATATTGATTTATTATCAATTTTTTTAGTTTTTGCTATCTTAGCAGCTTTTATTGCATCTTCATTGCTGAAAAATACAATCTCTTTTCCAAATCTCGTTGGAATAACAATTTTGATCTTAATATTTGCTTTTCTTAATTTATCAGTAATATCGTCAATATCATTATTTTCATAGATTTTTTCAATAGTAGGTTCTGCTTTGTTAGAAGTATTTTTAGTAAAAGCTTCTTTAAATTTTGACATGTTTATCCTTTTTATTATTTATAGCTATTTGATTCATTTTCTAGAATAGACGGTTTACAGAGATCTTTAAAATCGCACCAATCACAAAGTTTAGATTCTTCTTTTTTGAACTCTTCATCTTTTTCAATCTCTGAAATATTTTTTACAATAAATAACTGATAGTTTTTGATCTTATCTCTTGATAATTGTTTAATGAGTTTTTTGTCATGTTCAACAAATAAATATTGTATATTAATTGTTTCTGTTGGAAATTCTGCAAACATCCAGGGTGCGTAATACAATAATTGATCAAAAGGCTGTCTATAAGGACCTTCTGACTTATCTTTACCTGTCTTATAATCAGTTACAGTAACTATATTAGTTTCTATATTAACGCTACTTCTATCAATATAACCTCTAATTAAACAGTCATCATCAAAATAATCACAAGGCTCTAATTTTGTATTAAGAGCCATTCTAATTTCATTTCCAATTGTGAATTCTTTAAAGTTTTCTTTTGAAATGTCAGTTTTGCAAAATTCTTTATAAATTATCCAGGCTTCTTTGAGAATATCTTTATTGTATACTTTTGATTTTTTTAGTCTTTTATCATCTCTTAATATTTCTAGTTTTTCTTTATCATCTAAATCATGATTCTCTAAAAGAGAATGTACAATATGTCCTTTAATTAAAGGTTCAGATTCAATAAAAGGAACCTTTATCTTATCTACATAACGATATTTGAATGCTCTTGGGCAGTTTTTATATGTTCCTATTTTTGATGCGGAATATGGTGAATATTTCATTTATTTCCTTTGTTTTGAAGTATAGTATTAATTGTGTATTCATCATACAATTTATCAATTTTTAAGCAATAATCAAAGAACTCTTTTGTTGATTCTTTATTCATTCTGCCTAATTGAAGACATTTATCATATAGTTTTGTTAATTTTAGAGTATTCTTTTCAATATCTATACCAATTATTTTAATTTTGAGTTCTTTATCATCTTTTTGGACTAACATACTAAGTTTAAAGTCTCGTTCTCTAACAAATTTTATAGAGCATTCTCTACAAATTGGAGATTTTCTCGAATATCTTTTATCTTTGCTGTCTCTAAAATCTTCAATTTTCTTTATAGACCCACAAAAAACACAACATCTAATATTTTCTTGAAAGATAATAGAATTGCCTCTTACTTCAAAAGGAATATTTGTGGTTATCTTATTCATCATCTAAATCGGCTGTTAGCTCAGAAATTAACGTACTATCTTCATTAATAAGTCTTTCAAATTGTTCTCTTTGATCTGCTAAATCAGGATCTTCTTTAAAACTATCTTGTACTTTTTTCCAGGCTTTTCTAGCTGCTGTGATGCTAACACCCATGTCTTTGTATTCATCAGCGCTTTCTTTTCTAAGTCTTTTAAGTTCTTTCATTTCTCTATCATATTCTAAATCTTTTAGCAAAAATGATCTAGATTCTCTTAAGAGTTCTGTAAATTCTTGGCTATATTCTTTACTTGGTGTGTTTCTAGATTTTTCAAGTTCTTCTTTTAATCTTAAGTTTTCTTTTTTTAGAGAAATTAAAATTTCATCTTCATCTTCGTCTGTCTCTTGCAAGTCTTTCTTTTTAGTGTCTAAAATATCTACTTCATCAAAACCTTCAATCTCGTTCAATAGTTCGTCAAAATCATCAAATGCTGACATGTTAATCCTTTATAATTTTATGTGTTAAACCGAGTGTATGCAAATTTCTAACATACAAAGAAAATTCATCTTCATAATCACCAAAATCGAAGGTAATTTTATCATCTTTTAGTATGAATTCTATTTTAAATGGTATTACTTTAATAGATTCAATTTTATTTACATCAACAGTTAATTTTTGATATGAAATTTTCATATTTTTCCTTTAGTTATTATAATATAT